TTTCAAACAGTCAACGAGTACCACGAATGGTGTGAAGATATGGTCAGCAAGATTTACTATGCCAATATTGCCATGAATAACGAAGCGATTCGTGATGTGGTGGCAAAAATTGCATCGGTCTTGCATGTGATGGAGGGGGATGATCTGATTGCGCCGATTGATTCTAGATATACCCGCCTGTAGTTGACCCAAATATGGATACTTTATTCGGGCCTTCTACAGAGGAAACCAAAAAGTGTAGTAAATGTAGCAACGAATTACCATTACACGAATACACAGTGGCCAGCGGTGCCAACTATCTTCGTTCCGAGTGCAAACGATGTGAACGTATGTTGGCAAACGAACGCAAGGCCTTGCGCAAACAGTATCCGTCACCAAAAAATCATACATGCCCCATCTGCCAAAAGACAGAAGACGAAGTTAGAAATGCTGGAAACAGATTCACATCACCGTGGACGGTAGACCACGACCACGAAACAAAAGAATTCCGGGGCTGGCTCTGTCACACATGTAATCGAGCGTTAGGTGCATTTCCTAACACTACAATATTACAAAACGCGATCAACTATTTGAACGAGATACCGACTAAATATTGATATTGTCGATGAAGTGTTGAACGGATATCGCGGACGCGGGTTCGACTCCCGCCGCCTCCACCATCAGCACATCACACACGGACAAGGCTAAGGCCCAGAACCTAATTCGTCGGCTGACGTGGACGTTGTACGGGGAAACTGGGGTGGGTAGCGCGTGGTGATGTGGTGTGTTGATGATGGGGGCGATCTGGCTTCGACGGGGTATTGGCAGAACGACATGGAGACAATCGTCAAGTCGCTGACGTTAAACAGAGACACACAGTAACTGATAACAGTTACGCACTCGCGGCCTAGTAGCCGCACTTGATTGTCTACGGACAGTCGGAGACGCTGGCTCTCTCGGCAACAGAAACCAGCACCTTAATTGTTGCGCGTATCCATAGACGCAACATAATCTTGCGTGTATATCTGTGTAGACCATCATGCCTGTTGAAACTATCGTATCAGAAAAACTCGCACAGCACATTCTTTCACTGGTGACGGACAAGGGCATGACGTACCTTGATGCCGTACTGTACTTCTGTGAGCAGCGAAAGATTGAACCAGAGTTGATCGCACCGCTACTTGGTGATAAGATCAAGTCTGAACTCGCGAACGATGCGCATCGTCTCCACTTCCTCAAGAAAAGCAACGAACTGCCATTCTAATGACCGCAGAACATGTGTTTATGTACGCGAAGTCCTATCGGATGTACTTCGCCAGCGAGAGCTATGACTTCATGAAGTATAGTGGTCATATCAAGACTCCTCCGCTTATCTCGCAACGTGACCGGCAGTTCTACTATCGTCTCTCCACAAAGCTAAACGACGAGCAGATTCATGCCACGTTCTTGGTAAGCTACTTCTACAAACCTACCGCATACATTGCGGATGTCTGCACACCTGAGAATATGGATGCGGGTATTCGCTTTGCGTCTCGTGCCGAGAATGGTGTGACACAGTTCGCACATGAATTGTACGACCTTCGGAAGTCCGTGCGCCCTGAAGACCTCTACGAGTGGCTGTACGGCAGCGAAGACTCTGTCCTCCCCGGTTGCGTTCAGAGTCTGATCAATAAAGACCTACCTATTGACCTTGCGTGTTTGCTCTTGCTGATTCCGCGTGACGAATTCAGTTACCACTGGTCGCGGCATTATGAAGAAACCGAACCCGCAAATAGCAGTTTTGGCATCCGTCCGTGGATTACCAGACTACGGAAAGCGGATCAGCTTATTCGCTGGCGTCGCACCGCATGGCGTCAGTTCTCCTATAAGCTGTCGCAGTCATTCTGGGCATCGTATCAATTACCATCACTCGCACCCGCAGAACAGGAGCAGCAATTGTTTGCGTAAGCTAAATATCTGTGCTATACTTGACTCGTTCGTTATTCGACACTCATACTCGTGCCAATACTAAGGCAAAGGACAGACGCATATGGCTACAAATTTCACCTCCCTCCGCAATTCCCGCAAAGACCTCATCTCCAAGCTCGCCGAAGAAGTCAAGAAGACAAACAGTCCACAGAAGGGTAGTACAGACGACCGCTTCTGGAAGCTCACCGTCGACGCGAAGACGGGTATTGGATTTGCTCGTCTGCGTTTCCTTCCAGCACCTAAGAACGAAGACATTCCGTATGTGCGGCTCTTCTCACACGGGTTTCAGGGGCCCGCAGGGTCATGGTTCATCGAGAACTGCCCGACGACGCTCGACAATCGTCCGTGCCCGGTCTGCAAGGAAAACAACAAGCTCTGGAACAGCGGTATCGAGTCCGACAAGACCATCGCTCGTGAGCGTAAGCGCAAGCTGACCTATATCAGCAATGTGCTCATTCTCGAAGACCCCGCGCATCCCGAGAACAACGGGAAGGTCTTCCTGTTCAAGTATGGCAAGAAGATTTCCGACAAGATCGGTGAACTGCTGGAGCCGCAGTTTCCTGACCAGAAGCCGGCGAATCCGTTCGACTTCTGGGAAGGCTGTGATTTCAAGCTGAAGGCACAGAAGGTCGGTGGGTATCAGAACTACGATAAGTCGGAGTTTGTCGATCCCTCTGAACTGTTTGCAGGAGACGACGCATCGAAGGAAGCCACGTGGGAAAAGCAGTACTCACTGCTGGAATTCACGGCACCCGACCAGTTCAAGAACTTCGATGATCTCGCGAAGCGATTCAGCCGTGCGCTGAGTGGTGACGCGGACGACCGGCCGGAAACCGCTGACCAGATCATTCAGCGTCAGGCGGCGCTTCCTGCACCGACGCCCGCACCGAGTTTCAAGACCGCAGCACCGAAGACCGCATCTGTAAAGAAGTCTGTCATCGAGGATGACGACGAGGACGAAGTCAGCAAGTTCTTCGCTGACGTTCTGAACGACGACTAAACACAACAATGCCCCGACAGACCATCGTCGGGGCATTTTCCTATAGGACAGTTATGGATATTGTCATTAGCCTTGCCGGTTCACAATTGATCATTACGGTTGTCGCGGTCTTTATCGCACTGTGGTATTGGCGACAGCTTCGATGGTTGCGTGACGAAGTCGCATCTCTGCATAAAGAACTTGCACGATTTGAATTACGTCTGGATGTGAAATCCAAGCGATAGTTACTTACCAAGACCCAGATGCGACTTGATCTGCCACATCCACTTTTGATGCATGGCTAGACGGTCTTGAAAGAAGTTCGAAAGACCATAATCCTCCGCCTGCTCCGCAGCACGATACGCCTTCTTGAGCGACGCTCTCACTGCTTCATTGACATCGTACAAGTCCTGAAGAAGCGGTGAGGGCGCACCCCCTCCTTCAAACGTAATTGTCGCGTCCCCAATCGTTGACAGCTTAACCAGATGCGCTAGATTGAAGGGTGCGTACGCGCCGTGCTGTCGAATACCCTCTGCAATCGTATCTGCTGACCCAAAAACGTCTTCGTAAATATCACCGAAGAAGTCGTGGAGACTCGCGAAGAGTGGGCCTTCGATGTTCCAATGCGCACCATGCGCACGAAGGTACATGACGTAGACGTTGCCAAGAAGTTCTTTCATTGCCGCAATAAGTGCGGCTTCTGCTGGTGACGATGGGTTGGTTGACATAAAGGATCCTCAAAAAGAGAGTGATGAGGATATTTAGGAACACCGGGAAGGTGAGAACCTTCCCGGTGCTGTGGGACAGGACTATTCGGTGGGAAGTTCTTTGGTGTATTCGTGACGAATCTCGATTTGCTTGCGCTTATCCTTTTCCGGCACAACATTCTCGACCGTGATACGGAGAAAGCCGTTGTTCATGTATGCACCCTTTAGCTCAATCGTGTCTGCGATGGGAATCACCTTCTCGAACGAGCGCAGTGCGAGACCGCGATGGATATACTTCGCATTCTCATCGGTCGGGTGTTCTCGCTTGCCCTTAATCACCAATTGCTGCTTTTCAGTATAAACTTCAAGATCCTCGATATCGAATCCTGCAACACCGACATGAATATCAAACACGTGGTCATCCACCTGAATGATATTGTGCGGCGGGTAGTTTGATGGCTTCGTCGGGGTGGTTTCCAGTAGTGTTCGAAGTTCGCCGAAAATCCGGTCGTACCCGATAGTGGTCTGGAAGAAAGTGTTGGAAAGCAGACTGGCAGGCAGGTAATTCTGAGTCATGGTGTCCTCCTTAGAGCGACGGTTAAACGACGATGACCCCGAAGGCATCATCGTCGCGGTTGAACATTACTATTTAGTGTCCAAATGAATAGCGAATAGAACCTTGTACTTGCCGTGCGGTGCCAAGTCCAACCGTACGATTAAGCGGTCCCATAATGTATCCAAATGTGCCCGCAGTTGTCGAGTTAAACGGAACGCCTGGAATTCCATTCGGCAGATTAACGGCAGGATTCTCATAGTTCAAGTGATTCAGCACATTGAACACGTCTACGCGAAATTGCATCCGATGTATATCACGGCTTACCATAACATCCGTTTGCCAAAACGCAGGACCACGGAGGTAGTTGCGTGGGAGATTCCCAAACGTGCCGGGCTGCGGTGTAGCAAACGCCGCAGGATTCAACCACCGTACACCATCCTTGAGATACGGATTCACATGCGGAATCAAATCAGGACGTTGTGTGCCTCGACTATTTCCACCGGGAATGTTGGCAACCGTCACCCCATTCACCGTGATGTTATCGGGTCGGTTAATCGTCACATTCAATGGCACACCACTCCGAGCATTCACCATCGCGCCGATGTGCCATCCGTGTACGTCATAGACCAATGACCCGTTGAACGTGTGTGGGATGTCTTGCGGATTGGTGCCGTATTCTGTCGTAAAATCAAATGTGTTCTGTGTTGTGGCGGCTTCGTTTGACCCTTGTGTCGTGCCTCGATTTCGCGAAAACTGATACTGGAAAGCCGCAGTAACGCCGCGATGGAATCTACGCGTCGCATTGAGTTGAACCGCGTCATATGCCGCCACACCACAGCCATATATCGGGGTTTTCGCAATCACCAGACCATTGAGACATCCAGATGTTTTATAGTCAACCTGTCCCACACTTGGCGCGAGTCGTACGAGCGTTGTCGTATCGAGTGTGTTTCCTACACCTCGTAAGAACATGTCGCGGCCGCGACTACCTGTGTAACCAATAGTCAGGCTGGTTGACCCGGGCAGCTCTCGCGAAAGACTTCCTCCATACTGGACGTTGTATTCGTCAGGGCGATGATGGGTGTAGCCACGAATTGCAAGAATGTCCTTGTATGCGGATGTGGGTACAGGGTATGCTAATTGTCCGGCAGGTAAATCCGCAGCAGTGACCTTTCGACGCTGAATATAGTTTTCGATGGGCTGAATACGATCTTCAAACTGGCCAGGTCCGTAGAAAATGCCAAATCCGCCACGCACAACCGTCTTTGGTGTCACTTGATACGATATAGATGTTCGAGGTGCGACGTTATTGTAGTCTGGATCGTAGAAGTTATTCGCATCTGTTGCAAAGGCATTATCTTCAACGAAGAAGGGACGCGCCCGCCCGTATGCTTCACGAACAACCGAATAGAAATCGTAGCGTAAACCGAGTTCTGCGGTCATGCGTGGTGTGATTCGCCATGAATCTTGTGCGAACCCGATGAGATAGTATTGCCGTGGACTGAACATTGGAGAGTCCAGTGCGACCGCAACCGAATTCGGTGTATTCGCAATGAAATCATTGATGCTGTTATACGCAATCTCGGTACTACCAAGATACTTGAAATCACCACGAATTGCTCGATACTCGGTTCCGAACTTGAATGTATGATTACTGCGATTCCACGTAAGTGTGTCCGCAAACGATACCGACTGCGGCGCAAATACAGAACCCACCGTGGATGATGCAGATGATGCGCGAATCAGCAATCCACTTCTTGCAATACCTGTTGTGCCACGGGCATCAATAGACGATGACGTAAATGACCCCGATAGCGATACCCCAACGGCATCATATCCGCTAGGACCATACGCAGTCGCATCTGTGTGTGGTACATTGTATCCGAGCTTCAACTCATTGACCGCCCGACCAAAGATAGACTGAAGGTTAACGACGACATTCTGCGCGTGTTCATGCGCAAGGATACGTCTTGGGGTAACCGTGCGGTCTGGCGTGTCGAGCGTTCCATCGCTTCGGAGATACCGCAGATACAACGAATGATTTGCCGTAATTGTCTGGTCAAACCGAAATGCGGCGCTATGTTCACGCTGGGTTGCATTGGTGGAGTTCGTCGCGAGCGAGACGAGAGGATTGGACGTGGGGGTCGTTCCGCGTGGAAATCCAGACAACAGTGGCGCGACCGCCAGAGTTCGGGTATTTGCAGATGATAGAATTAGTGTGCGCGCCGTGTCGCTTGGCACCGCTTCAGTGAACGAGAGACCTGTGGTCTGTCGCAATCCCTCATAGCTGCCGAATATAAAGGTGCGATTCGCTTTGAGTGGGCCACCAAAAGAACCTCCAAATTGATTCAGCCGCATCGGTTGCTTCACGTTGTCGTAAGGACTCACCGCGTCAAGTTTGTCATTACGATGATACGTAAACACCGACCCGCTACGTTGGTTGCTCCCACTTTTAGTCACAACTGAAATGTTGCCACCTGAGCCCAATCCACTCTCAGCCGGTGCCAAACCCGAATTCACTCGAAACTCTCCGACCGCCTCCATTGATGTTTGCAGTCGAAACTGCGAACCCGTTGCGTTCAGATAACTGGGTGTTGCATCCCACACATATGTGCCGTCAACACCGTCATAGCTAAGATAGTTTTGTTGGTTCGACTTCCCATTGAAACGAACCGTTGCCCACCCACCATTACCATCTGTAGTGGCACCCGTAGCCAGCGTCATTAGATTCGCGAAGTTTCGTCCATTGACGGGAAGACTTTCAATCTCTGCTGACGACACATTCACGCCAATCTTTGCAGAAGATATATCGAGTACAGGTACGTTCGCATCTACTTGTACCACATCAGTCAATCCGACACTCAACGTCACATCCAGTGTCTCAATCTGTCCAACTCCAAGCACAATATCGCGATGTGTGGGTGCGAACCCGTCAAGCATAGCGTCAACTGCATACTTGCCTGGTGATAGATTGGTAATAGCATACACACCAACACTGTCAGATACAACAACACGAGCCGTTCCTGTCTGGTGTGACGTGACCGTGATGGACACACCAGGCAGTACGGCTCGTGTAGTGTCGGTAATCTTTCCGATAATTCGTGATTCTGTCTGCTGTGCATACGTGATGGTTGTCATCAACATACACATAAGAAAAACTTGTGTGACGTACTTCAACATATCTGCTCCTTGTAGACTGGTCCGCAAGGTATTTACTACGCAGTATGTTACAACCGAGTAACGTATGTGTTATATTTGTGTTACGTTTACGGCTTCCAGAATACATGAACCGGTTCGTACTTCAGAATGCGTCCGTTGACCTTACAGAAGTTTTTTGCCGTTGCTGTACCGTCTTCGTTCACGCGATTCGCACCTGGCATACTCGCGAGTGCCATCAGCACCGTTTCCTTGTAGACGAATCCGAGGTCGTGAGCGATCTTCTTGCTGTCCTCTTCCAACGGCAAGTAGTTCTTGCCCATCTTCAAGTCGGCAATGTTCCAGAGCAGATAGCGTTCGTGGTTCAGGAAATCGTAGGCGTTCTTGAGTGTCGGACGGAGAAACTCATCACGCCACACATCGTAGCTGCTGAACTTCTTGTAGGACTGATTCTCATCCTCGCTGTACGCTTCTCGGTTAAAATACGGCGGCGATGTGAAGACGAGATCGCCCTTCCCTTGATTCCGCTGGAATGCGTCTGTCGTATGAAACAGTTCACTCCCAAGCTGGTAGACGGTGTACTCATGCGGCACGTCAAACAACGATTGTCCGACACGTACCGCGTTGTAGTGGTCTGCAACAACGGCATATGTACTTGTCCCATTCTTGTAGAAGGCAGGATTTGGATCAGTGCCGTAATAGCAGAGGTGCTGCATCTGACCATTGGGGAGTTGTCGATTGTACGACATCGCACCCAAGATGCGTCCACCCCATCCACACGACGGATCGTAGATATGCACGACCGGCGTCGTCACGTGCGACAGGAACGTCTCATAGAGCAGTTTCGCTGTCAGTGGTGGGAAGTTCACCGCATACTGACACATCGAGATACGGAACGACCGGAAGAGTGCCGGAAACAGTCGCTCACCTTTCTTGTACTGCCGAAGATGGAACACATACGTATCGTTGAGATGCTTCTCCTGCACATTCCGTGACGCACTCATCGGTAGTAGATGATCGCGAATGTCCGTGTACTCGTCGAACGTCAGACGCAGTGGTTTGTTCTGCTGGAGCTTACCACCGTAGCCCGAATAGTCTCCACTCTTTTCTGCAAGTACTGGTTCGATGAGAAGTTCGTACTCCCCGTAGATACGCTCGTGCTTATCGAATGCAACAACGTAATCGTATCCAGATTGCGGCACCATCTCCGGATGATGTGGGAGCGCACTACCGGTTAGAACACTTTGCGCGAATAGATAGAAGCTATCACGAAGAAAATGCCGGCGAGCATAAGGCAAATATCGTTCAAAGAGATCGACCCGTTTGAAAAAGTCATAGATGCTCTTCCCTTCGTCCTTCTCGTTGTAATTGATGCGGGTCTGGTACATCCAACTTGCAAACCACGCATTGACTGCATTGCCGTCGGTGGACGTATTCTGGATGACGCGGCGGCTCTCAATCAGTTCATCCTGTTTCCAGAACTTCTGCACATCATAACCAGAGAGCTTTCCAAACTCTTCGTCGATCTCGGAATACGTCCACCCACGCCGCGGTGGTAGTCCTTCGGTATCCCAATACCGAAGAAATGCCTCCCGCATCTCTGCAACATAAGCGACAAACTCGGCATCATTCATTGCAAGAATGTCGTCAAACGTGCAGTTAATTCTGGCGTCCTCTAGGAGAGGATGCACTCGACAAATTTCAAATTCAGACATAGTGTTCATTATACACTACTTTCGAAGTGTGGAGAATCCACGCTGCTTCTCAAAATGCAGCACGTGTGCAAATTTATCAATCAACGAATCTGTCTTATGTGAGATAACGAAGATGTTCGCATCTTCCAGTGCATGAATAATCTTCAAGAACTCCTCAGTGCCAGCAACATCCAGTGACGAATCAAACACCTCATCAAGTACAAGCATGTTGCACGATGCGCTGTTCTTGAGTCTGGCAATCGCCCGCCATGTCAGCAGTAGCGCGAGGTCGATGCGCTTCTTCTCACCTTCACTGAAAGACTCATAGCAGAAGTCATCACGGAATCGTGACTGAATATGCTCCTCAAACTGTTCGTCGAGCGTGAAGTGAATTGGGAAATCCATTGCGGTCAGATAGTGATTAATCTGACGATTGATGATTGGTAGATAGTGCTTGATGATCCGTGACTTGATGCCACTATCCTTGAGCAAGGTACTCGCGGTATCAACAATCGCTCGACGCGCGGCAGTTTCCGTTTGCTGGGCGTGGATTCCAGCAATCCGTTCCCGAATCTCATCCAGATTGACTGCCGGTGGTTGCACGATTGGTGCGGTCAACTGCTTGGTGAGTTCCACAATTCGTGCTTTACGAATGGGAACCTCCATATCGATCTTTGCGATCTCTCGCTCGGTCTGTTCCAATACAGACAGATCCGCACTGGTCTTGGTCAGCACACCGTCATACTTGGTGATGAGTCGTTCACATTCCTGTCTGGCTTTCTGCGCACTCTGTTCTTTGCCATCGATCACGACAAACCGAGACTGCTTGAATTCCTGCGTAATCGATTGCGTACACGTCGGGCATTCATCGTGAGCAGTATAGAAGTCGCGCTCTTTTGCCAGTTTCTTTTCTCGTGATACAATCGCTCGAAATGTCGTCTCAAATTCCGTCTTCTTGTCCTTTGCTTGCGTATAGACTTCGTGTGATGACCGATACTGTTCGGCGCGTTCTTTCGCATCCGCTTTCGCTACGTGAAGTGCCGCAATCTGCGCGGTCTCGTCATCAATCGCTACCTGAATGGATGCGCGTTGCGCATCTCGCTGTTCGGTAATCTGTGTGGTAAACGATTCACCCATACGCACCTGCTCGTCCAACAACGTACGCTGCTGCGAGAGTGAATCGGTTAGGGTCTTGAGTGTGCTTAGTTCATCTTTTGCAAGCGTGTTCATCGCGGAAAAGACTTCGATGTCGAGAATGTCTTCGATGATCTCTCGTCGTGCCGCAGGTGAAAGCCGCATAAACGGCACATACGACGCACTTCCTAGTACCACAATCTGCATGAAGCTCTTGTAGTTCAAGCCGAGGATCTGCGTCTCCAGCAGAGTCTGGTAATCCGCAATAGCGGCAGGTGCTGGAATCACTACACCGTTCTGATAGATTTCAAACACGTTCGGTTTGATGCCGCGTTTAATCAGATACTGGGTTTCTCCAATCGTGAACCACAGTTCGACGAGCGCGTCTCGTTTGTTGACGGAGTTTACCAGTGCTGGTTTGTTGATATTCCGCAAAGCGCGTCCGAAGAGCGCAAAGCAGACCGCTTCCGTCATGGTGGACTTGCCTGCACCATTGCGTCCGACAATCAACGTCGAAGTATGCTTGTTGAGGAGGATATCAATCGGGACGTTTCCGGTTGCCAGAAAATTCTGATATCGAACACGCTCAAAGGTAATCATTAACTCATCCTCGATGACTGCGTGGTGGTTACCGCTTCATGATAAAGCTGCTGCAAATAGGTTTGCAGGTCTCGCTTGTCGCATGTGACGGTCAACCCATCGACATAATCGCGCATGATGGTGAGAGTATCGACGTCCGTGGAAACCGTTTCTGCGGCATCTGCATTCGGGTCTGCCACAATGTCATCTACAACCATGACATCTTGCGTGTTCACCTTCGACAACGCATCCATCATGATATCGAACCAGTACGGATGCGTTCGGTTCTTGACCACGACTTTCACATACGAGTCGTAGTAGGGTGAATCTTTTGCCACAATGGACGTCACCAACTTCTCAATGTAGTTGTGTGGCTGCTCAAGATCATCATATACGATACGCGCAAATGCCGTATACGGATTCTCGATGAACGTCAGTTCCTGCGTATCCGTATCGAACAGATGGAAACCACGGGGGTCGCGGTAGTCACTCCATACCATCGCATACGGTGCACCGAGATAGTGAATTGGGCCGTTCTGTGACTTGTGATGGTAGTGACCGCTCATGACGAGCGAGAACCGATCAAAGACACTTGGATCCATGCCGTCATGATTGGGCATACCGCGATACATCTGGAACCCCGAGAGTTCTAAATGCCCAAGCACGACCGTAGACGACGACGTCGCAATCGCTTTCTCGGACGCGTCTCGATTGTTGCCACAGATCCACGGAAGCATGAGAATGCCGCACCCATCGACATCAATCTCGGTGGGTTGCGTATAGACTGTCAGTCGGTCGTCATGTCGATACAGTTCCTGAATCGAATTGATCTCCGTACTGTCGCGATAGAAGCAATCGTGATTCCCAACCAGCACATCTTCTTTGATGTTGCGATGCCGCAATGGGGCCCGATAGACATCCTCGACGAAGCGTGATGTTCCAAAGTTCACATACTTCCGGCGGTCGCCATAATCTCCACCATGCAGCACACGGGTGATACCATGCGCATCCAGTGTGGGGAAAAATACACGCTCATAGAACTTGCGCATGGTCGTGTACATTGCCGGTGCATCTGACCGCACACCGAAATGTGAGTCAGTGATGATTGCAACTTTCACTCGATGTCTCCCGTCTTAGCCGTACGCCGGCGTGCGCGACGACGGTCGGTATAGTCGTCAAATCGTTGAATGAAGTCCTGTACATTGTCAAATGATAGCATCGCACTATCTACGTGATACTGACCACCCCCGGCATGAGTCGTCTGGGTGTCCCCTTCAATGACCGCTTGCTCGATGAGCTTGTACCGAAGATAGGTGTGCTTGCGTTCGCGTTGAATCCGCCGCACAAAGGCATAGAAAATCACCGACGTGAAGTATCCAAATGGATTCTTCGACTTGTCGGGATTGAAGTTATGCATGTACACCAAACAATTTTCGACACCATCCGAGATCATATCTTCACGAAAGGTGTAGTTGACGAAGTTTGGTTTGTAGGACAGATGCGTGGCAATTTTCAGAAAGCACTCCCCAATAAAATCGGGGATCTGTGGAGATTTGCGTCCCTTCTGTGTCGCTTTCGTGCATTCGTCACGATATGCAACCAGAGCATCGAAGAACTCCTGATTATTTACGTAATGTTCTGGCGTCTTGGACATAGAAGTTCCTTGTGTAGAGAGTAACGTCAAGTATACCACACGCGTTAGTGCTGTGCAAGATCCGCACACACTTCTTCTACTGTGACCAGATGCATGTCTGGCCAAAGACGCCGGTCGAGGAAGATGTGATCAGCGGGGTCGCTCCCAAACTCCACGTACTGTCCATAGCTGCGTCGGCGAACCATTTGCACGGGTTTACCAAGCAAAGCAACAAAGGTCTTGAGCCACGTATCCATTGAGATGTAATACTGACCGCTATTCAGAATCTGGAGAAACTCCTCAAACGATACGGGTCTGCGCGTCCCATCTAGATCGATCAGCGTGTCGTGGGTCAACCAATACACATGCGGCATTTTGTACTGAAGATAATCAGTTTCGTGACTGGTGATCACCACCGTATATCCACGATCACGAGCGAGCGTGACTATTGTCTGTAGTTCCCCATAGGAGAAGTACCGCTGCCATTTTCGTCGCTTCTTCGATCCTGATGGACAAATGATGCAGAGCTTTGCATTCGGAAACAATGACGTTGTGCCAATACGTTCCGACCAATCGGTCTGTGTCACAATGCGCGGATGCAATGTTTGCCAGTCTCGTCCATTTTCAGGATCACGAAACGCATATCCCTTTCGCTCGACAATACGCGGAGCGATCACTGGATGATAATTTGGCAACGTCAGCATAATGCGCTCGACCGCTTGCATCATTCGTCCATCTTTATCAGCAACATACAGAAAGGGGATGTTGAAGTATGCAGGCCAGTGCGCGAGAAACGTATACCATTGGTCTTTATTATCCGTGAGCGAATCCCGACCACAATGCACCAGTCGCGCATCGGGATATTGCATTGCTGCCGCAAGTGTGATGAGCATATCACCAACATTGCTCACCGACCAAAAGACGTGCGGAGCCCCGTCTACAAAGGCGCGAACCTGACGTTCTGTCTCTGTGGTATCAATCATCGCTGCAAGCCACGCGGGTCATTTCCGACCTGTACAATGACTTCGGGACGCCAATAGAACATGCGTCGTGGCCATTTGCAGCAGTTGATGAAGTCAAAGTCACCTTCATACCGCCGTTCATTGAATTGGGTCAGCATCGAAGGAAGATTGGGCATCAACAGCATCGGTGTTCCTACGTTGCCACACATGAGGTCTGGACGCTCCGGACGATTGGGGTCGCGGATGTGGTCTTGCCACACTTCTTTACCACCTGCGAATCGCATTTTGAAGATGATGGGTACATCACGACCACCCGGCACCGTACGCATCGCATCGGTCATGTGCGCTCGATATCCGGGCAGGAAATAATCATCGTCATCGATGAATGCCAACCACGCACTTCGCGCATACGGTAGCAGTTGATTCCGCTCAGTATAGCCCCATGTGCCATATGGGACGTCTGGATGATTGATGAGAATCTCATCACCAATCTGAAGTTCAATGGAGTCTAACGCACGTTGGAGTGTGTCGCGTCCAATGGTCGGTACGATGTAACTGATGGTTTCTCGATGCCGAAATTCGGTACTGTCGGATAGCGTGATCCGTCGAATACTAGGTGTCAGTGCGGTGGTAATCATCGTAATCCTTTGTGCGTGTGCACGACGTTATTGGCAATCGCAAGAATTCGTCCTGTTGCGGTCACCACATCATGATGCAGTTCGATACTTTCAAGATGCATACGAACATCATACGGATCATACCGTTTCAGTTCACGAATGATCATCTCTTCAGTAAAGTCGTAGAGACATCCTTCACCTGTTTTTGGCATACCAAAATTGTGCTGCCGACTGAACAGATATCCATCGTGGTCGAGGTACCCGTCCCCGCGCAGTTTATCATAGCTCATGACACAGCGTCCGCAGGCCATTGCTTCGAGAATGCCGCGACCCCATGAAACGATCAAGTCTGCGTTGTTAATCTCCTCCGCAACATGGCGGCTCCGTCCATACGGCGACCCAATCGCTTTGAACGGATAATCAAGAGCGCGACACGCACGGAACAATCGACCGTAGTTCTTCCATTTCTTGTGGTTGCTAATGAACAGAACGCGAGGTTGTCGATCACGAATCGGCGACCGAGAATAGAACTCCGTACGGTCAACCATGTTTCGAATAATCGTAATCTTATCCGCTGGTGCACCGGCAGCAATGATAAAGTCCCGTACGCGTTCGTTGATTGCGAAATACTCCACAAATGGAATGTTGGGTGGCGGTTCTTCAATGTGCGGTAGCAACCCATGCGCCGAGAAAATCATCGGTGTCGTGGGGAACGCATCGTAGAGATCCCGTGCGCAAACTGCATGTTGTGCAATAACAATGTCTGGAGGTTCCACACCATACAGCGTTCGTACTGCGGCAAGTTCTTTCTCCAACTCACCACCACACGGACTATAGACAACGACATCATGTCCATGCTTCCGTAGTTCTTTAACAACGCTGCGTGTGTATGTGGGAACACCCGAGAGGTCGAGTGTGAACGACGATATCACAATTCGCATGGACTTGTATAACTCCATTGAGTGCCAGCAAACGATTCGTATTGGCCTGTCCAATGCTGGTCGTCTGTGGGGTGTGATGAGATTATACCACGATGATCGATGAAACACGTGGTGGGAGTGAGAATGAAGGACTGGGTCGGTTCACGACGACGATGCCAACGCTTGAGATTTTCATCGAGTCCGTTCCACTGTTGCATCCATGATGGACGCGTGTCATAACACTCGCAAAACTCCTGTGCCGCAGCACGGGGAAAGACCAATCCACATGCCCCAAAGTAGGCTTTCAGCGGCCATTCCCATGTAGTCTCTCCACGCGCTCGTGCTTGCCGCAGTGCACGACGCACTCCACACCCAATCGAATAGAAATGCACGGCGCCACACCGCACATCCCGCATCCAACGATCAACGCTTCCAATCAGGTCATCGATGATCTCAACGTCATCTTCGAGAAACAGGATGTAGTCGGTTTGGTCTGTGAGTGCTTGCCGAAGTGCGTGGTCGGAATTGTCGTTTGGGCCACGATTATACGAGACATGGAAACCCGCAACCAATGGATGTTCCAATGTGCGCGTTTCGATGAGACGACGAAAGAGATGTCCGCGATAGGGACGATCTACGGTGGGGATGCAAATGCTATAGGTCATCGTGTGAGGTACCATTCATAAGCATCGATGACGTCTTGACGACGACGATGCCACACCTGTCCATGCTGTTTGTGCGATGCTGTTGGAGCGTATTGGAGCGCCTCAACATGTCGCAGTGGAGGTGTACCCGCAGGACGCACAATCTTACCGTGGTGCTGCCAGATCCACAACGATACAAGTAGTTCCTCATCACCATGCAATCCGAAACATTCGTCTGCCAGCGGGTGTGTGTGAATTCCTGCGATTGCCGATACTCGTGTTGCTGCGGCACCCGTGCCTCCAATCCATAACGATTCCGGAAAGCGAACCGTATTGTGAAGATCCAGATACTTGCGGTGCGACGGATGACCTGTCCATGCGACCATCGACACGGAAGGTCGCAACGCAGAGAGAGTCTGCTCAATGAACGTGGGGTCGATGCGAAAGTCATCATCGAGTGTTACTGCGATGTCTCCATCCGTCCAATGTGTGGAGAGATACGTCCACCGAATGCCGGGCCCGCACGGTGCTTCCGAGAGATGCACCTCGGTATCACACGTGAGCGTAGCAAGTGCCGCATCGACAGCATCCCGTGGAATGTTCCACCCATTTAGAAACACAACCACCCGTTCGGGTTCACGTGTCTGTTTGCGCACATCCTCGATGAGCGACAGAAAATTCTCGACACGCGCAGGGATGGTAGGGATGAGCAACATCACACGATTCATGACGAACTCCAACGATCAATTACTGCATTAGCTAGTACGCGATTTCGCACATTCAAGTCGAGCATATGGTCACGACCAACTTGCACAATCTCGTCGTATTTATCTAACACACGATGCATGGTATCGCGAATGCACACTGGGTCATCAAACTGTGAAATACGACACACCGATAGTTCTGGCGGCGCATCGGCAAAAATTGGCGTGACCGACGATGTCACCACGGGTGTTCCGAGCAACAGACTTTCTGCGGTCAAAAAACTGAACGTCTCCGACATGCTCACCGTGAGGTTGATGCGCATACTCCCAACCAACGCATGATAGTCGTCGTCCGATGCGAAATGATCGTGCACGGTGGGTGTGATACCCAATACACGAATTGCTTCCGTTCGATGCATCTTTTGTACATGCACGATTGCGTCAGGTATCATACTTGCGGCAATCACCTGTGTATCCATGTTCTTCCACGGCTGCGACGATCCAAGTACTCCAATATGCATCCCTGCACGTTTAGGTATTGGTGTCAATGTCGTAGTGACCGTGGGGGGTAGCACATCGGTGGGAATGCCAAAATGACTCCATGCGACTGCCAGTCCGGTGTAGGGTGTTGCGACGAAGTCAAAGTAGCCGTTCTTCGCTTCACGAAGTGCTGCGGTCATCCATAACCGATTCCGATGGTCGAACTCATTCAGAATGTAACTCGCATACCATGTCAGTACCGTGCGACATCCGAGACGACGAGCTGCGTCGAGAATCGGTTTCCATTCTGGTAAATAACAGCCAAACACGACCACATCAGGTCGGTCAGTTTCCAACCGCGTCAGTGCATCCGCAGGTGCACTGTAATCGGGTGTGATGGCAGACAATGCACGACGAACACCATACCAATCGTGTGGAGTGATCCCGAGAATTCGACACATAGCAGAACTCCATAACCACTACATCTTGTGGTCAATCGTGTTCGTCATGACCCACGTTCCGTTTTTGACTTCGTTTTGGAAGGGGAAGGGGGGACTATAGGGGGGATGGGGATGGTCTTAAAGTTCTTAAATTTTAGATCCATACTTTAGAACCAAATAAATCTAGATCAAAACCAATTGGTTTCCGAAGGGAGACCGCGGCAAGGTTGCCCAAATGGTCGCTAACCACCTAATCTTGCCCAAACCTCTAGAACGGTCTCAGACGCACGATCTCTGACCGCCCGCTACCTACCCTTGAACGATGTTGCGTTCGTGCGTCCTAGACCAGTTTCCGTGTCATTGGCGATAGGTGTGGACAAAATCGAAACCCACTTTTCCAGATCGAACTCGTGAAAGGTGTATGGGAAGCGTTCTGCGGCATAATATTGGACACGTTGTTCCGCATGTCGGAAGGTATGATTCACACTACTGCCAATTCGTAAATCATCGATGAAATCGATCAGTGTCGCATGAGTCTTGTTCTTATGCAGACGTAGAGAGCGACCCACGGACTGAAGCACACGAATCTTGGATTTACTGGGACTTGCGAAGATCAGTGTATCTAGATTGGGAATGTTGATCCCTGTCGAGAAGGTACCGTAGGACGCAACAATGATCTGACGCTCACTCTGTTCGACCCATTGACGAATCTGCTCACGTTCCTCTGCACTCACTTCACCAGACACGAAATGGACGTCACGGTCACCCACAATATCTTGTATCCGCTGAAACAACGGTTTCCCATGTTTCTCGACGTAGTTAAACAACACCAGTGTGTTGCCTTTTGTTGCTGCGGCAGTACGCGCTACAATCTCTAGTCGTGCCGGATCCGTGACGAGAAATTCCACCTCATCTTGATACAATGCCCGACGCATGTCCTTACAAGTTGCCACTGGATACTTGATCGCACACAGCTTCACTTTCAACGGGGTCAGTTGTTGCTGCTTCACCAATTGATGGGTACTAATGACTCGTGTGACACTGCCGAAGAGTCCTTCAAGAATCAATCGATGCGCTTGTGTGTCGTCGAGCGTTCCTGTGAATCCAAAGCGATACGGTGTCGAGTGACACTTTTCCATCAAGTTCGTCAGCGACTTGGACTTCGCAAGGTGCACCTCGTCCACAATGACGCACTGGAATTGCTTGAAGTACTCAGGTGGTTGTTGATAGATACTTTGCCATGTAGAGATGACGATGGACGACTGCCGTTCTTTCGTCCGACCACCTTGAATGGTTTGGAGCGTCGTCGGGTCGGCACCATACTTGGTGAAGTCATCCTTCATCTGTGCAACCAAACCGGTCGTTGGCACAATGACCAGCGTGGATGTCGCAAGTGCTTGTAGGAGGAGATAGATGATGAGAGACTTGCCACTACCAGTGGGGGACAGAATGATCCCGCGATGCGCGTCCAACATGGCGCGTAGAGCCGCAACCTGATAGTCACGGGGGATCACTGGTAGCGGCTGCGCGTCAATCCATGACGACAATTCAGGCATCAATGGATCAGGTACGGGTACCAGATTGGTAACCTCGTATCCCTGCTGCATCGCAAACTCCAACAACCGGGGAAGTAAGCCGCGATACAACAGATGTCCGCGCAATTTGAACAGGCGTATTTTACCCGTCCAGCTTCGATTTCGAAACTGCGGCATAAACTTGGCGCCCGGAACGTCGAATGAAAAATGTTCGGAGACTTCACGAGCGATATGCTCATCGCAATCGAGTCGAAGCCAAACATCATCAACGGGTACAATCGTCATACCCGTATTTATTGTTTCTTACAGACCGTGTTTGAATCGTAGGAAGTCGATAGCAGACTTGATGGTATAATTGCGATTGTTGATCTGCTTCAACACGTCTTCGATGAACTTCAGAATCTCCTCAAGATACGCTTTCTTCTTGAGCAGGTCTTGAATTTGCTGATCACCTTCGATATAGATGCCAACATTCGCGGTGAGAATCTTCAGCGGTTGTGGTGGCCACCCGAGCGATTCGCGCTCGACGTCATCCATTTTGCCGAGAAAATATTCCCACTTCTGACGATACAGCACCTTATAGTCGCTGTCGATCTTCTTGTAGCGCAGACGCTCGTGTGCGTAGTACTTCCACCACTTTGCGTGAAGTAGCGGCACATTACGTGCCGCACTATCGAGTGCCGCGAGATCGAGATCCGCATCGGCGCGCCATTCGTCGAGATATTGGTCAAAAGTCATGATGACCAATTATACCACACTTTAGACCAACACAACCTCGATGGTCGAGCAGGAGAAAGTGCAGGTCGTTGTCAATACCGGCGGTTCGCTGTCGGTGGTCACGAAGTTCAGCGACGACAGGTTCGTTGGAAAAATCTCATAGAAGTGCACTTCTGCTACAATCTGACTGGTATCGGGAGTCAGCACTGAAAGCACGGCGTGTGTCTTTTCCAGATCGATAGCCTTGGCACGGAAGTTGGGAACCAGCGTTTGCTGCTTGGCACGGAACTCCGTCACCTCATTGTAATCGTTGGGAAACCCATATCCCTTCATCCAGTAATACAGACTAAAGTAGTTCTTGAACTGTGAGTCAATCAGGTAGGTCACGGTGAATTGACCAAAGGACAGTCGGTCGCCGGGATGATGGATGACCGACATCGGGTTCTGCTGCAACGCAATCCCACCCGACACTTCAGGGGTATTCACCCCTTGCACAAAGAACGACAAATCTGGCAATCGGTCAATCGAGAACTTGTAGTGATTCCCGTAGAGCGTGTTGGTAGTTTGCTGCGAGAACGATGGGTCGTAGTTCTGATATGATTCCATGCTCGTATTTAGAATGCGGATAAATATGAAATCAAGAGGTACCGTACATGGCACAAGAAGGATTCCTTTACGAAGAAAACGTCGCAAAATTTCTGAAACCAATTGGATTGGTTCCTAAAAATTTTAAGCCTGCTGGTGCTGGTCACGGTCAACCAGATTTGATGCTTGAATATGGGCGACAGCAAGCAGGATGCGAATTGAAAATCACAGACGCATCCGCAGGTTCATTGGTGTTGAAATACAACCCCAAAACAAAGAAATGGGGGTTTGGTGAAATCAAGCCTGACGAGAAAGAAAAAGTGTTCATCAAAGATTTGGCAGACTATGTCAAATTGTTCGATGTGATTGCCAAATCGTGGAAGGAACAGCCATGGAAGTTCAATGAGAATTTCCAAAAGCTCAAAGACCCAAGAGCCGCGTATACTCGCGACCATAAGATGTTTCCGGAAATCAAAGGAAGCATCCCCGCACAGAAGATTGAACAGTATTACAATCGCAAAGATACCTACTATGTGAACATTGGTACGCATGGGTTTTATCTGTTTGGTACTCAGAATCCACTCAAACTTGCTGGAGTACCACGATTTGCGAATTCCGCTGAAGCTGTCTGGCGCGCTCGTGTTCAGGCAAAGGGTGGAGGTGCGTATCAGTTTACATTCGAGATGGGATTCAAGGTCAAGACCAAATCACCGTTCAATATTGGGCCATTGAAAAAGGGATCAGGTGTTGTCATACAAAAAGGCGACGTCAACCTAGCCTGCTTTGAGAAGCTATAGGCACTAAATATTTGGCATTATCTTTCAGGTAGTTTAGGAGACTTCGATGTCGAAACCCGCAGATCATAAACGGAATACCTCCTCCCTCACTGAAGACCTTCGGAAATGGTTTGGTAAAGGTAAAACAGGTGGCGTCGGTGGTGGTGGCTGGGATCGCTACAATACCAAAGGTGAACGTATTGGTAAGTGTGGCGACGCCGAAGATCGCGGCGGTGAGGGTGAAGGGAAACCGAAGTGCTTGTCAAAAGAGAAAGCCGCAGAGCTTCGTGCACAGGGTGGTAAAGATGCTATCGCAAATGCCGTCAAGCGGAAGAAAGACCAAGACCCCGTGACCAACCGCAAAGGTACTGGCAACGCACCTCGTCCCGTGAGCAATCGTATTGACGAAGAGAACAAACCTACCAACCCTGCACTCTGGTCAAAAGCGAAAAGTCTTGCAAAGTCCAAGTTTGATGTCTATCCGAGTGCGTATGCGAATGGATGGGCATCCAAGTGGTACAAGGAACACGGTGGTGGATGGGAAACGCAGAAAGAGAGTGCGTTCGATTTGACGATGCCAATCAATCAAGTGGCAGAAACCGATGACGAGGTCGATGAACACATCGTCAAAGTTGATGGCAAATACCGTCTGGTCTCCAAGTCCGGTGGTAAAAATCTTGGTACCTACGACACCAAAGCAGGTGCAGAGAAGCGTGAACGTCAGGTGCAGTACTTCAAACATCACGAGGACACGATGGTTGACATCCCATCATTCAAAGAGTATCTTCAAGAATTCGGTGATCGTCCCTTCACATGGAAGATTACGGTAGATCGATTTGACTCGATTGCCGCGCAGTTTTCAATTCCGGTTCCTCCGGGTGAAGAGCCGATGCACTATGATGTCAACATGATGGTGACCAAGCCCGGCGTGCCTCCGGTGCGACGTCCCGGTATTCCGTTCGTTCCGATACCGCCGATTCCACTGGAATGGGAATTTGGATTCTCGCTGGTGCGTCCGCGTAATACCAAGCATTCTACTGTAGGGACGATGCTGCGTAATGATGGGTATCACTACGGAACTATCGTCGGAGACACGCGAATGTCAGTCGCAATTCTTTCGACCATCGCAAACATCTTTCAGCAATTCATGCGGATGAAAAATCCCACTAGTGTGTTCTTCACCGCGAAGGAAGCATCACGACAGCGTCTCTACCGTCGTCTCGCAGGTCGTGCGGGTCAACTACCGAACTACACGAGTCACGAGGAAGGAACCGGCCGGTTTGTGATTACACGCAAGACGCTCACACCAATGCGCGAATTCAGTGGCGACACGATTGAAGTGAAGCCGCCGCTGCCGGGTGAGCAAGTGAACGAATTCCATCCTCCCGGCATGGAAGACTGGATTACTGCGAATAAAGCTCGTTTCAAGAAGGAATATGGAGACGAGAAGGGTATACAAGTCCTCTACGCGAAAGCATGGGACATGTATCACAACAAGAACAAGTCATAAAAAAGAGGGTCAGTACTGACCCTCTTTTTCGTTTAGACCGCGTTGATATTCTGTATCGCAGCAACCGTGTTGTCTGGTCGCGGACGGATGGGAACGGGAATCGGTGTCTGTGATGCACCACCTCCACCTACATTTTGATTGTTACTAGCAACGACCATCACAGGTGCTGCACCTTGTGCGGCTGCCAATTGTGTTGTACCCGTTGCTACAGGTGCCGCCGCACGTAGCGAAGTCGTCGATGGTACAGGTGCTCCCAACGTGTTTGGTGGTGTTACGTTTGGTTCAACATTGCTTGCAAACATAGCAAATTCATTCTGACGTCGTGTGACAAGTCCTCGTTCGTTTTCCTTTATCTCCGTCGCTTCCATGAAGTCCGCTTGTGTAATCTCTTCTCCTTTGTTGAACTTGTCCACAATTTTCCCTGAACCTTTAGGTGAATTGTACGCCAGATGTACAAGTGAATCAAACTGACCTTGCGTGACCGGTTTCTTCAGCTTCTTTTTCACGATTGGTTCGAAGTCTTTCTTCACACGCATTTTCATATGTTCTATAGCTTCATCACGAGTAATTGCTCTACCGGGATTGTTGGGTGAAACAGGTTTTCCATCCCACTGTGTCTCTCCAATACCAATTGTCCAACGACCTCGTGTGTCTTGGTATGCGGTAGGTCGAAATCTCTCACTGGTGATGAGTGATTTATATCCACGGTCGCTCATCGTCAATTGCTTGGCATCAAATGTTTGACCATCACCTGCTGCGACTGTAGCTGGAGGAACCCGTGTGGGTGTAGATGTTTTTGCTCCACCTGTCGGGGTCATCTCTGGAACAGATGGAAGTGCCCGGCCGGGTTCCAATGTGTCTAGTTGTGGTGTAGCAGGAGCAGCAGGTGCTGCTGCTTGTGCAGCTTTCTCTTTAGCGGCTCGTTCCGCCATTACTTTCCGTCCAGCGATGGCGGCTTCCTGACCATGCTCCTTCATCCACTTGTCGGTTTTCTCGGCATCAGCATACCTACCGACACCTAGTTTTTTCGCAATTGCATTTTCTGCTTTTTGTAATGAGCCGTTGGGCCCCCATATATTTGGAAATTTCTCTTCGAGCTTCTTCTCGATCCATTCCCCAATCTTAAATCCCACAAATGCCGCACCTAGAACCAATACCGCTTCGACGAGTGCACCGAACACCGTCATCGCAATTTCAATGATCTTGGAGAACGACATGAACTTCTTGATGATGTTTCCAAATGCATCCAAACCACTCGCACCTGTCTTTTCGACAGCCGTATCAATCTCGTCGGTATCATCGGATACCATTGGTGTGGGTGACATCGATCCGGCATTTAGTTCGGTGTTCCGCTCAAGTGTTTCTTGGGCTTGCTGCTGCTGTTCCGCGTCTTCTTTATGCTCTGTTGATTGTTGCCGACGCAGTTCTCGTATTTCATCACGAATCTGTACAAGCACCGTATTGTCTGCACTGCTGAATCCACCCAAATTCTCATCACGAGTTCCACCGCGTCTATTGCTCATTGCACGAGATATGAATGAACCAAAGCCAATCTGGTCGTCATCATCATCATCGGGTGCTGTGACACCTTTTCCACCAAACAGTGACCCAATAGATGACTGTCGGGACACAAGACGCACGAATGGATTATCAGACCGTTGCAGGTCTGATGTAAGAGAGCTTCGTACTCGTGAGAGATAGGTGTTTTTAGCCATACGTGTTATGCTCGTGCTTGTTGTTCGCGCAATCGTCGGTTCTCTTCCTCAATCCACTGTCGAAGCAGTAGCACATATACATCACGTTCAAACGGGATCATATTATCGAGTTCAGCCAGCGAGAAATGGTGGTGCTTCATCAAAACGAAGTTCAACTGATAGTGGTTAGGCAAAGTCTCGTGGCTTTGCCCTAAACGAAAAAATCCCCAAGACCCTCATACTCCAATGTTTCTGCGTAACCACATTTAGTACAGGTAAACTGCGTCGTATACCGCAATGATGGCATCGTCGTGAAGAACTGCTGACATAGTTCAACCTGTTGCATCGATAGCGACTCTACAAATTGAACAAGCTCTTCTGTGGTCGAGTCCTGCGCTTCGTGGACACTTCCGTCTTTCTGAATGATACTCTTGATACAAGATGCAACCATTTCAGTAGACTTGACGAGGGAGAATGTACCATTCGATAGGAGTTCTGCCAAAATCTCAATAGTCGGGTATTTGAATTCAACCGTCAGTTCATCTGAAATTGTCACAAGCGGTGAATGACCTTCGGGGATTGAGATTCGAATATCATCAAGTGGAATGCTGACGGTATTGATGGTGTGGCAGCGTGTATCGGTTTCTCGATTCGTGATGTTCTCGCAGCGATACTGCAACTCCACAACGTTATTCACCGACTTTGCCCGAAGCTGAAGGAACAAGTACTCCACATCAAATGATGGTAGCTTATCGATGTCAATCGCATTGAACGTACAGTTTCGCAGAATTTGACGCACGGCGGACTGCATTTCTTTCGGGTCATTGCTTTCTTTGGCCATCAAGAAAATCTTTTCTTCTTTGACCAAATACGGTCGAAACCGCACAGCGTCTTTGATACTCTTAAGCTGAATCGTATACTCGGGGCTCACAACTTGTGGCAAACTCATATCCGTCTCCTCATGACTTTCTATCGTATATCTGTTGTTGTCTGATCAATGGTACGGCTGTCGGACGCCCAGTATGAATAGGTGAACGAGACCGTGATCTTTTGCAGTTCATCCACGTTTGACCAACCAACCGGAGATGACTCAACCGTGGAGGGAAACACATTGTAATACCGATACGCAATCGTGGGTTCGGTCTCCGTATCGGGATCCGGATCACCAAACGTTGCACCAATCGAGGCTTTGCCAATCAATGGAATGTTGATGTTTGGTTTCGATTTCAGATTCAGCGCCACTTGACCACTATTCCGTTTTGCACTATACGGGTCAAACATTTCCAACACCATGCCATCTTTCAGACGGTAGTAGTCGGGAAACCGCATGACCATGTCCGAGTCGTTGATCGTAGTGGACGCACCACGACCCCTTTCCGTGCGCGGTTGAATTAGGTTCTGCCATGTATTGAATAGTTCCAATACCTGATTTCGGGAACCTCGCTCACCGACAATGAGCGGTGTCATGAATGTGCAATCCACATCCGTGTAGGTGGTGAAAATGGGGTACTTCTCTTCGTACCCCGAAATGGTCATGTTGGTGGTGTCGAACGCTCGACTCGGAGTACGAGTGCTTTCACAGATCAATCCTTCGGCAAGTAACCGTGCTGCTTCGGGATATAGCCGCTTCAGACGACCACCGGCGACGTTCTCCACGGACAGCCGGCAGCGAAACTGCGCGGTCTTCTGGAAGGACGACCGATTGAATGATGCGAGAAACGTTTCTAGATTGTAGTATGCCATATATGGTTACTCGGCTTCTTCTCCTGCATCACCTTCATCCCCATCATCGGCAACACCATAAATATCGACCAGTGATTCTTTCCATATTGCAGTGCGCGACATTTTGCTGAAATGCTCTACTGGCATAAACAACGCAATATCCCACTCCGTTTCTCCCACCTGTAGTACCTGTGACCGACAATTTGTATATCGGTATCGCTTCAAACATGGACGGAATGCTTTATATTTAGAGACGGTGGTGAGGAGCTTGTAGGTGACCATCATGCGACTCTTCAACGGGTCTTTGCTCTTCTGCAAACGAGTGCTGTGTAGTACGTCGAAGAATGCGGCACGAATGTGGTATGGTAAATAGTGAAAGTTCAATGCCAGAAACCCCGTCTTGTCTCGCTCCAAGACCAGCGTAAACGGTACTCGGTCGTAGTAATCGAGTTGTTTTGCATAGAATGGTTGATAGACAAAGAAGTAGAGGTATCCCGGCAGCACACCGCGAGGAGATATGAGCTTTTTGGCAATCTTCTGTTGTGTGACTGTGGTAAACGTGCTGTTGATGTTCTGTCGCTGCCACTGGTCGAGCGTCTGATGCTGCTCCTTAAACCAGAACATCGCTCGTCGTTCGAACGGAAGTAGTCCACCGCTCTTTTCGACACGTTCACGCAGCGTTTGAAAGATAGTCGTGGATGCCATTACTTGAACTTTTGAAAGAGGTGGTCTTCCGTGAGGACAATGAACGTCCAGTTTTTCTGCTCACAGAGCTTCTTTGCTGCATTCCACTTCGCATGGTTGACGGCAACAACCGCCGCTTCACGAAGGAACTTTCGAGTTCTACGCTTCACTTCTCGGAGTTCGGTCTGTGCTTTGGGTTTGATCTCGATGAGAAACGCTTTCGGGCCTGTGGGTGTTTGCGCTTCCAACCAGACATCCGGAAAGTACCGATGCACTTTATTGTCCATTGGAGAGACGTAGGGAATGCAGAACTCTTCGGATGCCCACCGCAGAATACCGGGAGTAGTGTCGCAGTAAACAAAGAACCGCCGCTCCCAACTCGACCGATAGACAATCTGTGTGGCATCACCCAAATACTTCGTTGGGCACTTCGGTATAAATAACCCTCGATAGGACATTACCTCTATTTAGAGCAACCATATGGCACTATACGAAACATCGATTTGGCCGGGGGGTGACACCCCAACAGTCCGGTATCCCGAGACACTGTCCTCTCCACCGTTCGAGAAGTGGATGCTATTTGAGGTTAAGTCTGCGCGTCACATTCTCCGCACAGGGATGGTCTCGGCAAGTAGCGATGTGGACAGTACGATCAAGTCGGTCGCATTGTATCTTCCTCCCGATGCATTGAACTCCAGCCTCAATGTCAAATGGCAAGAAGATTCCTACGGTGCCGCTGCTGGTGCCGCGATTGAAAAGGGAATACAGACCATGAGTCATGGTCGTCCAGTTTCAACATTAAGTGGTGGAAGTGTCAGTGACAAGATGATAAAACTCGGTGAGTCGTTTGCCAGCGCAGCGGCAACAGGTGCGATCACCGCAGCAAAAGAAACTGGGCTTAAACTAACTGCCGATCTATTGAACGCACCTCAACAAATATTGAATGCAATACAGAGTGCGATTGGAGTGGGAACCGCCGCAGAACCCTCATTGAATCAGGACAAGATTGCTGGTCTTGCGGGGTATACCACAAATCCACGTACCGACATCTTCTTTAAGAATGTGGATTACCGAGAGCATAAGTTCAATTTCACATTGATACCGCGCAATCGAAAAGAAGCTGAGAGTATCGACCAGATTCTCAATATCTTCCAATTCTACATGCTACCGTCATTTGGCACAGATGCTCAAAACAACGATCTCTTTATTGGGTATCCTTACGAATTTGAGATTTCCACATTTAGTGAATATAACGGTAGTACGCATCACATCACGACGTTCGACCGTTGCGTTCTGAACTCAGTCGGAATTACACAGTCATCAAATGACCGTGTGTCGTTTGTAGACGATGAGGGAGGGAACGAATACTATCCCTCTTCCACAACGTTGAGTCTGAGCTTTCAAGAAGTACGTCTACAAGGTCGAGATAAGCAGAAAGTTATCTGGCGTGGTAAGGGCCCGAACCCGAAAGCAAAATACGGCACAACCCGTCCAGAAGATTTCTCTGGCAAAAACGATCCAAATGGTGGCGCGGCGCTATGAACTTCTTCCAATATCAAACAGTGACCCCCTATACGTTTGTTTCGGCAAGCGGGAACACGTATACCATTGGGATTACCGACATCACGCAGCACTCCAAAATTCAGGAGCGACTGCAACCGTACATGAGTGCGTTCTATGACTATGAAATCCCCGATGGGTATCGACCGGACAACGTCGCACTGAGTGTGTATGGTGACGCGAAGTACACATGGTTGGTACTGTCAGTTAACAACATCACTTCGCTCTATGACTGGCCACTTGACAACGATGAATTCGAGCGGTACCTCATCAGCAAGTATGGTAGTCTCGACACCGCTACAGCGGTCACCACCGAGAACAACTACTACTATGATGCGACCGGTAACAAGGTGACGTATGCGGCATACGTTGCGCTATCCACCTCGGACAAGGGGAAGGTACTTCCTGCACGATATTGCTATACCGCAGCCGGATACCGGATTGACCCTGAGACATACGACACACTCAGCGCAGACGAACGGGGTGATGTGAAAACGCCGTACATCAAGGAGCTTGATGACAATGAAGCGAAGCGACGCATCAAAGTGATTTTGCGGCAGTTTCTTCCCGGCATCGAACAGTCACTGAAGACTCTCTATCGGTCATAGCACTATGTCTGAACAGATGAATACGAATCCCCGTCAAGTTAAGCTGAAGCGATGCAGTGTGTGGTCGCCGCTGCTCTCGGCTCGGGCAACAAATGCTATTGATCGAGGAATTGTTGACCGAGAGGGTATCGACATCTCAGCGAACGTATTGTCGATTGACATCTACGAGAGCATCTTTCAAAATACGATTAGCGCAAGACTTGAGATTCGCGAAACACACGGGTATGTTGAATACTTTCCTCTGACGGGAACTGAGTTTATCGATCTGCAATATTCTGTCATTTACGAGAGTAAGGAACGAACATATCGACGGCTTTTTCGCGTTCAGCGAATCATTGACCAATCTTTTCCCAAAAATGAGGAACGTTCCTACACAATTGAATTAGTAACACCAGAGTTCTTCAACAGTGTTTCTTCGCGCATCACTAAGAAGTTCAAAGACATTACTTGTGTGGATGCAGTGAAGGAGATCATGAAGGAACATTTGAAGGTACCCGATTCCAAACTGAACGAAGCTGTCTATGAGACAACGGTTGGAACGATTGATGTGGTGATTCCCAACTACACACCGCTGCAAGCGATCAACTTTCTCTCTCTGCTCTCGTTGACGGCAACACAAAATCCAGAAAGCAACTTCGTATTTTTTGAAACGATGGATGGGTTTTACTTCACTAGCATTCGTAAGCTGATTGCTGATGGTAAGAAAGCTGCAAAAGATTACGATGCAGCAGGTGGCACAAACTGGCGAAATACGCTAACTCTCAACTACGACCCCAATAAACCTCCAAAAGCAATACCGAAGTTCGTGGTGAGTGCCAATAAGATGACGGGGTCGCCTAAAATTAGTGACCGTGAAGCATATAACTCGATTATTGGCCTGCATCAAGATGAAGTGTTCGACTCTCTGAAAGATGCAGTATCGGGAATGCTGCGTTCGAAGATGCTGCATTTGGATTTCTTTGGTCGCAAGTGGAATGAAGAAGATTCACGATATACACAGACATTCAAAAAGACAACGCATCTTGATGATTATCCGGTGTATCCCGAAAACTTTGACCAAAGTGTTAGTCGAAATGTCAAACTCTTTATTGTACCGACGAATACTACTGTCGCCAAGTCGCAATATGTGGCAAAAGCGGGAGAGCAAATTACACAGCAACGTATGTACGAGTCGATTGTGTTGCGGAATCGACAGATGAAAGAGATTCAGCATATGCGCACATTGATTGAGGTGCCGGGACAGCCCGACCTTCGTGCAGGATCCGTCGTGCAGGTCGTCTATCCATCATCTCGTGCGATTCAGGGTGCTTCGGACAATCCAAGCATGGGAAATATTCCACAGTCGCCGACACCCTTCCACAGTGGGTTACATCTGGTCACCCATGTGCGTCATACACTGACGCAGGTCTCACGCGGTGTTATGGACTATCGAATGCACATCGAAGCTACTCGTGATTCTTTCGGTGCACCAATGGCAAAATATGAAGAAAAAACAACCGATGTTGACGGAAAGGCAAACTAATCATGGAAAGCGGCCCGCTTAGTCATCAACTTGGTTTTGACGGCTTCATCTGGTTTGTCGGTGTTGTTGAAGGAATGGACGATCCGTTGAATGTCGGACGAGCTAAAGTACGTATCTTTGGATGTCACGACAAGAGTACTGATCAACTGTCAACGGATGATTTGCCGTGGGCGTATCCGCTCGTCCCTACAACGCAGGCAACGTCGCTACCTAATTATCGTCATGGAGATTGGGTTATTGGATTCTTCCTCGATTCCCGTCTCGGACAGATGCCCATCATTTTTGGTGTCCTTCCTGCTATCGCACAATCGTAACTATGCCTGAAAAGAAGTACGGATTCAAAGATAACCGCACACCGGCGGAGATTGCACTGGCACCGGGAAAACCCGCCGGTCGCGAAGCCCCGTCGTCGTCGGGAGTGAAACCCACGGGTGGTAAAAAGGGAGGTCTGCTCGGCACCATCGCCAAAGCGGCGACGATGAGCAGTGCGACCTATGTCCAGTTCAAAGCTGCGCTGAATGCCAAGAACTCCCTGAAGACCCTTGCGTCTTCACTCACTGGTGCTGTTGCGGGATTCGATGCGCACGCCGCGGATCTGTTGTCGGGTCGCACGGTAATCAAAGACGTATCGGTCTTTGGTATGAACAGCACGATCAATGTTTCGACTGGTGGGTTTTTTTCTGCCGAAGACCTAGTCCAGTTCTCATCGATTCGGACTGGCGTTTCGCTTGCGGGATCTGCGGCATTCAAATCCCAACTCGCGCAGCGTAAAAAGCGACTCTCGAACATTTCAGCACGGGTTTCGACACAGCTTGGTAACTTCTCGCTCTTTGGTGCGCATGTCAAAGAGAACTACAACCGCACACCCTATCCGCTTCCGGAAGAAGTGGACGCGCCGTCTGTACCACGACTTGCACAGGGTGGTGACGCAGCACTGACAGATCCAATTGTCAAGGATAAGCGCCGGTTTGTGATTAAGGGTGCAGCGGTCGCGCTCGCGAAACCCACATTCTGGACGCGTTTGACGACCAGTGTGACTGACCCGCTGAAAGCGTACAAGAAGATGCCGGGGTTCAATCTGAACCTCAATATGTCATTCCATGATGATAAGAATAATCAATCAGGATGGAGTGAACCGGCGACACCAGCATCGCCACAGTTTCCCTACAACAAGGTCACGCAGACAGAATCCGGTCACGTGATTGAACTTGATGATACACCGGGCGCAGAGCGAGTGCATCTCTTTCATCGGTCAGGGTCATTCATCGAGATGCATCCGGATGGACAAGTCGTCTATAAGTCCATGAATCACGGGTTCCTGATCAGCATGGCTGACCAGAACGTGAAGGTCAAAGGCAACTGCAATATCTCCGTAGACGGGAATGCCTCGATTCACGCACGAGGAGAAGTCAGTATTCAAAGTGATAGTGACGTCAATATCAATACGAAGAAGGATTTCAACGTCTTCGCGAAAAACGTCAATCTTCGTGCAAAGAAAACCGCACTCCTCGACGGTGTGGAAGTGGATTTACGCTATGCGAAACTTCCCGGTACGCCCGTCTTTACGTCAAACGGGCCTGCGGTGCGGTTGATTCCGTCTGCAATCAAGCGGGACTTCCCTGAGATCGCACAGCAGATTGATGGGGCACAAGCTGCATATAAGGGTAAACTGAACAAGCTCAAAGCGGCTGCATTGCTCAAAATGGGGACGCAACTTGCGACATCCGCACTTGCAGGAGGTGCGTTCGGCGCCGCGACGGTGGGTACTACCTACGCAATGGCGCAAACCATTCTGTCTGGCACAAAAGACACACTGAGTATGCTGTCGTTGATGCAGGATGGGCCATTCCCATCCACCGGTTCACAAATAGCGTTCACGTTCCCAGAGTTGACTGCGGAGCAAACACCGAAAGACAATCCGCTTGGCAATCCGCTGATCTATAATGTAAAGACTCGTGCCGCGGCTGACTACCGTGCATTGATGTTTGATACGCCAGAAGAATTGAGTGACGCTGAACAGTATCAAGCACATCTCGATACCTGCAAAGCGTTGGGGGATCTTCCGGAGACGGCTGGGCCTGAACTACCGGGAACACGCAACACGATTGAGACGGGTATTGTTGCCGCAGAATCCATTCCCGAGGTCAATTATCTGAACCGTGATGCATATCGAGGGAACTATACCTTTACGCCTAAAACCACATTGGGTGGCACGTCGTTCACTGTAGAAATGTTAGCGGATAGTCTTGCGCGTCCCGACGTCGCAAACTATACCCCACAAGTGTAAGAGGAAATAGTATGGCAGGAACTCTCATCGTCGGGCCACTCCAGATTGAGGTACCCATTCCACCCGGAGTTAATCTGGATCCGGGGTACTTGACGCAAGTGATTTCTGCGGACTGGGTTGAGGTCGGGAACGACCCCCCAATTCCGCCGGGTGATTTGAACTATTGGCTCGGGAAAGCCACCACACCCGAAGTGTTTAGTGATGGGTATGTGCACGTTGGATGGAACGGGTACTGGAAAGCCCGTATGGCTCCCGATAACGATGGGTCAGCCGATCCGCGTCTTGCGGGAAGTGAAGGTATTCTTGGAAAAGCGGAGGACTTTGGGTTTCTTCCGGAAACCGACGACACCGAAGGTCCTCTCGGTAAAGCTATACCGCTCTATGAAAAGGCACAGAAAGGCATCACGCCGCAACTTGGACTATTAGAGGACGATATTCTCTATAACCTCTCGCTACTCTGTGTCAATCTTTTGCAGCCCCTGAAGGACAAGTACCCGAACATCGTGGTCGTGAGTGGATTCCGTCAGGTCAATAATGGCATCAGTCAGCATGAGAAGGGTGAAGCGGTGGACATTCGTTTGTCCAACCAAACGCCTGAACTTCTCTACGAGGTCGCAGACTACGTTGCCAAAAACTTACCGTTCGATCAACTGGTTCTCAACTATTCTCCGCGTAATAATCTTTCGTGGATACATCTCTCGTTTACGTCAACAACGCTCAGGCGGGAAGTCCTCACGCGAGACCTAGATGATACCTTTCATGAAGGACTGTATCTGATTACCGAACTCACGGGTGAAGCTCGTGCTGCGGCACAACGTGAGCAAGCAGAGTATCTAACGCTTATCGACAACGAACTCAATATTCTTGCAACTCGTACAGAGAAGCTCACGACGACGGTGGTGTTGGGTGATAAACCCGGGCCGGTACCTGCGCCCACTAAATGCACTGGGCCGTCCGGCACGGTGCCAGATGTCCGGACACAGGTTGCCATACTATTCAATGGTAAATCATGGAACTTTGTGGCAGACTATGAAGATCGAACCGCAAGTGCAACCGCGTGTGGATTGTTCATTGAAGCAGTCGTGCAGACACTCAAGAAGATTGACCCACAGTGGGGCTATATCATCGCACAAGGTGTCGAACGACAGTATAATGGTCATCTCGTCGATGCTATCGCCTATCGTGGTGTGATTGGTGATCCCGATGGGGCGCAGTACAATGGTAAGCAAGTCACCCGTGTAGACATCTTGATTGATTCACTGTCCGATACCCCGACAGTCGGATGGACAGTAAATACGCCGTGTCTTGACCGCACGTTGTGGAAGGCGGGTGAAAACACGCCAGACGTACCAAATCCGGGCACACCATCGCAAAGTCCGTCCGCGTCAGCGAGTCCATCTGCGTCTCTCTCACCGTCGGCATCCGTGAGTCTGTCGATGAGTCCGAGTGCATCCGCAAGTCCATCCGCATCGCAGAGTCCGAGTGCATCGGTGAGCCCAAGTAGTTCAACGAGTCCCTCACGGAGTCCGTCGGCATCGATCAGTCCAAGTGCGTCGGTGAGTCCGTCATCGTCCGCATCGTCATCGACGAGCCCGAGTGCATCGAAGAGTCCGAGTGCATCCGTGTCACCGTCGAGTTCCTCAAGTCCGTCGATGAGTCCGTCGAGTACACCGAGCCGTTCTGTGAGTCCGAGTGCGTCGTCGTCACCAAGTCCGTCATAACCTGTCGCTAAATACAGAGAGCTATGCCAGAGATAACCGTTACCAACACCATACGACGGCAGTTTAGAGACGTTTCACTGACCTTTGCGCGGAACCCCGTCACGCATGATGTGGTGACGGTGTCGGACGCGGATGCCATAAAGCGGTCGCTGAAACTGCTGCTGCTGTCTCGTGCGGGAGAGACTCCCTTCTTCCCGAACTTTGGGTCACGGCTACATCGCCTTCTCTTTGAACCGATTGATCCAATCACGACCGTCCTCATTCAACATGAGATTGGGGATACGATTACGGCATTTGAGCCGCGTGTTAACATCGAAGAACTCTCTGTTGTACCGACAGCGGATGAGCTTAGATACGAAGTGAACCTTCTGTTCAGCATCATCAACCAGACTCAACCTATTACTCTGACGTTATATCTCACACGACTGCGATAAGTTATGGCTACTACACCTACGCAACTTAGAATCGCCGAACTAGATTACGATCAGATTCTTCAGAATCTTGTCACCTTCATGAAGGCGGATCCGACATTCTCGGATTATGACTTCAGTGGCAGTGGATTGAATCTGATTGCTCGTGTGCTGGCATACGTCACTTTCTACAATAACTACTACCTTTCAACTGCGGTCAACGAATCGTTCCTCGACACCGCGCAACTTCGCTCCTCGGTGGTCTCTCACGCACGAATGCTTGGCTATCCTGCGCATGGTATGTTGAGTGCGACCTATGACGCAAATGTGACTGTAGTGATGTCCAGCAATACTGCTGCGACCGTGACCATTCCGAAGAACACACGATTCGAGCTTCAGTCCAATACGAGTTACGCGTTCTACAACGTGGACGACTTGTCCTTGACGCAGAATATTGCCAATACCTACTTGTATGATACCACAAATGCAACGCTGGTCGAAGGTCAGCCGGCGACGTATTCGTTTGTCGTAGATACCAACAACCCATCGCAGCGGTACATCATTCCAAACGCGAACGTAGACTTCCGACACATGAACGTACGCGTACAGGATAGTTCCACAAGCAACGTCATTACACAGTTCGTAGAAACAGGTAACCTTGTACTTCCCTCGAACACCGATCCCATTTACGTACTGCAAGAATCATACAATGGGTATCCCGAACTCAAGTTTGGTAACGACATCGTTGGGAAAGCTCTCAAGAATGGGAACATCGTACTTGTAGACTACTATATTAGTCGTGGTGTAGAAGGGAACAGCATTCGCGGGCCATTCCTGATTGCATCTAATACCATCAATGGTCTTGTGCGTGGGGTCACAGCGACCCCCGATGCGAACACACAACCCAGTAATGGTGGGTCATCTGCCGAAGAGATTGAGCAGATTCGCTTCCTCGCACCGCTCGTATATGGCACCCAGAACCGCTGTGTGACGGTGGACGATTACAAAGCTCTGATTCTCTCGGAATACAGCGAGAGTATTGCTGCAATCAATGTCTTTGGTGGTGAAAATGGTGACCCATATGATGCACAAGAACGTCCCATCTATGGTCGCGTCTTTATTGCCATCAAGCCAAAGACCGGACTGCGTGTCACCGAGAGTGCACGTGCGGATATCATCAATCGTGTGGTGCGACCCAACAGCATTGTGGGTGTGTTGCCGGAAGTGATTGACCCCGACTACATCTATATGATCATCAGTACGCGTGTGCTATATGACCCGAAGATGACATCGCTGCGTCGTGCGGATCTCGCAACAAACGTTGCAAACTCGATCATTACCTATACCGCCTCCAACATCGAGAAGTTTGATTCTGCATTCCGCTTCTCCAAGCTCACTCGTGCAATTGACGATACGGATCCCGCGATCAATAGTTCAATGACGCGCATCGAACTTCAGAAGCGTATCTTCCCAAAGGTTGGAGTCTCCAATACGCTTCTCATTAAGTTTGGCACACCGATCTTCAAGAATGGTAGCGAGTCTGCTATCCTTGTGTCCGATTCACATCGGTTCAACTACACATCGGCAAATGGTGCGAGCTTTACGAATTGCTGGTTCTCTGAAGCAAATGGTGTTGTTCAGATCAACAATACGGAACTCGCGTACCAGTACACATTCAATGCCGCACTGAAGAATGGAAAGATTGTCGATACGACGACGTTTACATTGCCAGCAGGAACTACGCTGACAGATACGCAGATTACTGCCGCAATCCTCGACCTCTATAAGCGAAATCCCGGTACGACCGTTAATGATGCACCGATTGTCTCGACCATTCAACGTCCGGTTGTGGTCAATACGAATGCGGGAACGCTCGATATTACCACGGGCGTGATGACACTAAGTAACTTTGTACCAGATGCGATAGAGGATGGTGCTACTGACATTTGGATCAACGTGCTTCCACAAGAGACAGACTTGGTACCTCAACTAAATCGATTGTTTACACTTGACTCCGACACGATTGTCGTTGAGGTTGCCGACGAAACGTCCACTTCGACGGCTGCGAACTTCTATCAGGGCGGCGTTCTGCGGTAATCCGTATGCGACCATATTTCGACGGACAAGAGTTTGCCAATCTGATTCGCTCTGCGATTCCCGACTTTGTCGAGTCGGAGTATCCGCTATTCTTGGAATTCGTCAGTACCTATCTGCGATTCCTTGAACAACCCCGCACGTTCACGACCACAGCGATTATTCCACAGATTGGGCCAGCGGCAAACATTCAGACGACCGCAACTTATGGCGGTACGCTGTATGAAACGCGCAAAGTACTAGAATACCGCGATAGTGAAAGCAGCATCGAAGACTTCCGCAATCAATTCATGCGGATGTTTGGGTCAAACTTCCCTCAGTATGCGTATGTGCCAACCGATTGGATTGTACGCAGTCTGCGGTCGTTCTACAAGAATAAGGGAACCGCGGCAAGTATTGAATGGTTCTTCCGCGTCTTCTACAATCAAGAGTCGAGCGTCTACTATCCTCGTGTTGATATCCTTCGTGCAAGTGACGCCACGTGGTATGCACCATTTACGATTAAGGTTGCCACACCGTCGAACGGTACCGACGCCGATCTTGCTACGTGGTACACCGGTAACTTTGTTCAAACGGATACCGCATCTGCGCAAGTAGACCGCGTCGTGACGTATGTCGTGCAGAGTGGTGGGGTGCGCGTTGCGATCAATGAACTGTTTCTGAAAGACGGATCGATTCAAGGGACATTCCTCCCCAATCAGACGATTGTGAATGTTCCTATATCTGACAGTGACCCCCTGATCACTTCGACCGTCGTACCCATCATTGCAAGTTTGCACATTGATGCCGCCGGATCAAACTACTCGGTCAACGACCATATCGTTATCACCACTATCGACAATGGTAGCGGTACTGGTGCCTATGGTCGTGTCGTGCAGGTTGCGAATAGCGTACTGGGTGGCGTGGCAGTCGCTAATGGTGGAAACGGGTTCATTCAGGACGACCCAATTGTCTTCACGAGTTCATCGGGAACAGGTGCAACGGGGTATATCAACGTCACAAACGTCTCCGGGCGTATCGCACTCGACCTCACGGTAGCTGATCTACTGGAT